GTCGATTCTAAGGTCGTAGATGATCTCGAGCGGGAGATTAGTTTGCGTGAGGATCGGCGGGTTAATTATTCCAGCCTTATGCGCAATGTTCGCGCGAAGATGTGTGGTGATGATAACCTATATACCGCCTCAGACTCATGGCGATCCTGGTTTACAGGAAAAAACGTTGCAGACGTTTGGACCTCGATCGGTGTCACCACTAAGAGTGATTCTTGGGAGCCTCGTCATGTGTTGGAGATGGATTTTCTCTCACATACAACGAAGTGGTTTCCTGAATATAGACGGTATTTACCAGTTCCTGAGTTCGAAAAAACTATGGACTCATTAAAGTTTGCGAGCGATAATCCTGACGTTCGCTGGTCACTTCTCCGTGCTTTTGCATTGAGAATGGAGTCGTGGCCAAATTTGGAAGCACGAAAGTTGATATGGGAGTATATCTCTTTCGTGTGGAAGAATAATGAGAAGGATCTTACAGGTGTAGTTAGGTTAAAGAATGGTGTAACCGTTCCGTACAAAGACATTTTGAATGTCTTTATGACGGATGATGAGTTAGCCAAACTATACTGTGGTTTCGAGAGTACTTTGGACTATGGAGTCTATGAGTATTTAATGGAGATGTTTCCAGAAACGTGAACATCCACGTTTTAAAAAGAAAAGATGCAAAGAGGTCCTCGAAACGATTTAGTGGCAGCTGCTGTACTCGCTAGAGTCGGTGGCCGACCAACATCTCTTGACACGCTGAAGGCGTGTCTTGATCCTTTTCATGATACTGAGATTGATCCGCAGGGTTGGCCGGATCTTACGACGTCGCCGTCATGTGTGCAAGTCTATAAGGCTTCTGCCACTATTGCGGCACCGTCAGGTACGCCTGCGACGGGCACGTGGGATTGTCATATATTCAACTCGCCGGTGTTCAATAACTCGGCAAGTAATACGAATATTAATCCGTTCAGTAGTACTATTACGTTCTCTCAGGCGAACGGTAATAACCTGAACTTTGGCACCTACTCAGGTAATGGGTCGGTGCCGTTCTCGCCGTTGGGAGTTAACTTTGTTAGCTTCCCGACTGGGTCGCCTCCTGCTAGTTTTAGCAGTGTGACGCCGTCGTCAACTGTTGCTATAGGCAACTTAACAGTTCCCTTGAGTTTATCTCAGGGAGCTACTCGTGTTTTCGCTTCGGGCATTGAAGTGCATAACACAACAGCAGAGCTGTATCGTGGTGGTAGTGTTCTCGTGTATCGGCAGCCTGTTGATGACAATGCTTACAAGAGTAACATATGTCTCCAAGGAGGGGCTGCTACTAATTTTATTGGTTCAGTATCATCTTTGGATCTACCAGATCCGCCCGCTACTCTCAGTCAGGCTTTGGAGCTTAAGGGCTCAAAGCAGTGGGGAGCTGAAATGGGTGTGTACCAAGTGTATGGTATGCACACCAGTGAACTCGCTACAAATGGTAACACGTTCCTGTTGCCAACATATTATCAGACGTCTCCGACGGCTGATGCGACTCGCAACACGCAGACTATGACTACGGTTGCGGTTGGGTCGCAGTCGATAATTGCCGCTCCATCTATGTTATGGACGGAGTTTGATGTTCACGGGTCATGGTTTACGGGCTTGACATCCCAAACCGTCCTTACAGTGAACTGGAACGTGTATCTTGAGCGTTTCCCGACGCAGATTCAGCAGGATCTTGTTTTGCTTGCGAAGCAGTCCCCTGAGTATGATGTTATGGGAATGGAGCTTATATCGGCGACTATGCGCACTATGCCGGTCGCGACTTTTGTCGGAAACAACTCTACAGGGAGTTGGTTTTCTGATATACTCCAAACTGGTGCTGATTACATTGCACCGTTGCTCAGTGCCATGCCTCATCCTGTTGCTAAGGGTATTGGCGCTGCCATTACTGGCGGTGCCACTATGATGAAAGCATGGAATAAGCGGCCCGCTGCAGAGCGGAATGCTATTAACCAGAAGACGAAGAATCATGTGAAAGGCATGGCTTCGTCTCGGCCTATGCCTCGGCCAAAAAAAGGTAAGGGTCCGGCGCCGCGGCAGCGACGGACCATTGCTCAACAGCCGCGAAAGAATATCGGAAGCTGGGCTTCTGGTAAATTCGTAGCTCCCGTCAATAGGGGCAAGCGAGGTCGCGGTTTAGCGCCAATTAAGCCGGGGTATAAGAAGGATGTGTCAACGTGGGTTTCCAAGCGTGGAAACGTCATGCATGATCGCATCGAAATTGCTCCGTTGGATTAGTCCGTCGAAGCTTGTCGTAAGGCATATTCTAGTGAATTAGATATGAGAGGTGCATTTTATCCAACCCTCCGACATAAACCTTCCAGAAATGGTTCGTCGAATACGTCGAGTCTACAGTATTGTAGTTTAAAACTATGATGGTTCGAAAGGTTTCCCTAGGTTTTAGATAGGTGTCGCAATGTTT